GTTGGCGATCTAGGGTTTTAGTGAGGGCACCTTAGGTGTTGGCGATTTGAGCATCTAAGTGCTACCACTTAAGGTGTTCTGCAGATAAGTTATCTAAAGGAAGTTACTTTAAGTGCTTTTTCCTTTAGAAGACAACTAGAAGAAAGGCATTTAAGTGCTTAGAGGAAGGCACCTTATATGTAACATTATAGGTGTTAGCACCTTAAGTGGTAGCACTTAGATGCTCAAATCGCCAACACCTAAGGTGCCCTCACTAAAACCCTAGATCGCCAACACTATAGATGTATTGTAATTTGAATTAAATATACTCTATTATAAAATAAAGCTTGACATTTAGGTTAAAATGGATATAACTGTATAACATGAACTCCCATATGGATGTACTGAACGAAAGAACAGACGATATGCTCCTTGAACGGATGTATAAGTTATTGAATCAGAATAAACTAATGCAAGCAGACCTACCCCACTCCACTACGTACTACGTAAGAGAAGCACTTGAGGCTCGGACAGGTAAACGCTTCACATTCAAACAGATAAACATGGCAATTAACCTCTTTGAAAAGAGAAAGAAAGAGACACTATGAGAGAACTATCCAACCAACAGCAACTATTCCTACAAGTCTTATTTGAAGAGGCTAATGGATCTGTCGTGGAAGCTAAGAAGTTAGCGGGCTATGCTACAACTACATCTACTACCTCTATTATAAAAGCATTGAAGGACGAGATAGCAGAACATACGCAGATGTACATTGCTCGTAACGCACCTCAAGCTGCTACAGCTATGGTGTCAGCCTTACATGATCCTACTCAGTTAGGTATCAAAGATAAGATGAGTGCTGCTAAGGATATGATGGATAGAGCAGGCTTCGCTAAGACAGAGAAGGTGGAAGTTAAAACTACAGGTGGCGTAATGCTACTTCCTCCTAAGAATTCGGGGTAACCCCCTACCAAATTAGCAGGGACACTAAGCACTTACGCCTAAGATAATATAATAATGAGTGGCTTATGCTGTCCCTGCTTCCCTAACTGGAAGTAAGTAAGATGGAAACAGTAACAACAGAGGCAATGCCCACAGCAGGTGAATACGAACTACCTGACATAGACATGGACTCATACGAATGGGTTCCTATCCCTCGCATAGGTAGGACAATACCCTTTGGTTACCTTCTGTGTGAAGATGACAACGATATACTTGTACCAATACCTGACGAGCTAGACCTATTAGAACAGGCTAAGAAGCACCTTAAATTGTATTCCTACCGTGAAGTATCCGCATGGCTTACAACACAATCAGGTCGTAGCATTTCTCACATGGGTTTAAAGAAGAGACAAGACAGTGACAGGAAGAACAAGACTAAAGCTAGAAGCGCAAACTACTGGGCCGAAAGGTACGCCAAAGCCAAAGCGATTGCGGAAAAGTACGAAGTCCACCGCAAAGGCGCAAGAAACTTTGCCGATAGACGATTTACCTAGCGAAGTAGTAGTAACACCACAGTTACAACCAGTTGAGATGGCAGAGCAGAATGTTATCTTTGCTCCCAACGAAGGCCCACAGACAGACTTTCTAGCTGCAGGTGAGAGAGAAGTATTATATGGTGGTTCTGCAGGTGGAGGTAAGTCATACGCAATGTTGGCAGACCCACTACGATACATTACCCACCCACAGTTCTCTGGCCTACTACTCCGTCATACTACAGAGGAACTACGAGAGTTAATCTGGAAGTCACAGGAAATGTACCCCAAGATTATTCCGGGTATTAAGTGGTCTGAACGTAAGATGACTTGGACTGCTCCTAATGGGGGTAGGTTATGGTTCTCCTACCTAGACAAAGATGATGACGTATTACGATATCAGGGTTTATCCTTCTCATGGGTAGGCTTTGACGAGCTAACTCAATGGGGTACACCCTTTGCATGGAACTACCTAAGGTCAAGACTACGTAGTACTGCACCAGATCTTCCTATCTATATGAGAGCATCCACAAACCCCGGAGGTCGAGGTCATGCTTGGGTAAAGAAGATGTTCATTGACCCTGCTCCATTTGGAATAGCCTTTGATGCTACTGATTCTGAGACAGGGGAGAGAATGGCTTATCCTGCATCTCACAGCAAAGCAGGTGAAGCACTATTTAGACGTAAGTTTATACCTGCTAAGTTATCAGATAACCCCTACTTAAATGAAACAGGTGACTATGAAGCAAACTTACTTTCCCTACCGGAGCAACAAAGAAGGCAGCTCCTTGAAGGAGATTGGGATATTGCAGAAGGTGCTGCTTTCCCTGAGTTTAGTAGAAATATACATGTGGTGGAACCGTTTGAAATACCTCGTAACTGGGTTAAGTTCAGAGCAGGAGACTACGGTTATGGATCTTACTCCGCTATTGTATGGTGTGCTGTAGCTCCCAATGATCAGCTTATTGTGTACAGAGAGTTATATGTATCAAAGGTATTAGCGGAAGATTTAGCTGATATTATCCTTGAAGCAGAAAGAGGTGATGGGCAGATCAGATATGGTGTCTTAGACTCCTCCTGCTGGCATAAGAGGGGCGATACAGGCCCAAGTATAGCAGAACGTATGGTAGTTAAAGGGTGTCGCTGGAGGCCTTCTGATAGGTCTAAGGGCACTAGGGTATCTGGTAAGAACGAATTACATAGAAGGTTACAGGTGGATGACTTCACTGAAGAACCTCGTATGATTATATTTAATAACTGTAGTAACCTTATCTCTCAGTTCCCTATCATACCACTTGATAAAAAGAATCCTGAAGATATAGATACTAATTATGCACATGATCACTTGTATGATGCACTACGCTATGGGGTTATGTCTCGTCCTAGGCATGGTGTATTTGACTATGACCCAGCAACAGCAAGATCTAACACGATGGCAATAGCCGACTCTACCTTCGGGTACTAACTAAAATACTTTGTGAGTAACAAATGGCAGAACAACCAATACCAGAGCTAAGCAGCGAATCTGTTTCACTTGAGGACGTTAAGGACTCATCAGAAGAGAAGCTGTATGTCAACCGACTAGTAGAGACTGTGACTCAACGCTTTAGTAAAGCAGAGACATCTAGGGAGCACTATGAGAAAATATGGTTACGCAGCTACCGTAACTACCGAGGTCTATACAGTCCAGAAGTACAATTCACAGAAGCTGAGAAGTCTCGTGTATTCATTAAGGTAACTAAGACTAAAGTGTTAGCTGCCTATGGACAGATTACGGATGTATTGTTCAGTAATGGTCGCTTCCCCCTATCTGTAGATCCTACTGTGTTACCTGAGGGTATTGCAGGGGATGTTCACTATGACCCTGCAGCAGAAGGTAAAGAAGAATCAGCAAGTCCCTATGGTTTTGCTGGGGATGGTGTAGACCTACCAGCAGGTGCTACAGAGTCCTCTCTATTGCTAGGCTCTTTAGAAAGTAAACTAGAAGGTAAGGATGTTAAAGAGGGTATGGGTTCTTCTCCTACTTCCGTTAACTATAATCCTGCTATGATAGCTGCTAAGCGAATGGAGAAGAAGATTCATGATCAGCTAGAGGAGTCAGAAGCTACTAAGCAACTACGCTCTGCTGCATTTGAATTACCTTTGTTTGGTACAGGTATTATGAAAGGCCCAATGGCAGTGGATAAAGAATATCCAGATTGGGATGAAGAGGGTACGTACACCCCTACTATTAATACTGTACCTAAAGTAACTTATGTATCTGTATGGGACTTCTATCCTGATCCTGATGCATCTTCTATTAGTGAGTGTCAGTATACTATTCAACGCCACAAGCTAAATCGCTCACAGTTACGTGAGTTAAAGAAGCGACCCTTCTTCCGTAAGACTGTCATCGAAGATGTTATCACTACAGGTGAGAACTATACTAAGAAGTACTGGGAAGATGACTTAAATGATTATCAGACTGACTCTGGCATTGACCGCTTTGAAGTATTAGAGTACTGGGGTGTCATGGACATGGATACTCTACAACAGTATGAGATGGAGATTCCTAAAGAGTTAGAAGAGGCAGATGAACTACAAGTAAATATCTGGATCTGTAATGGTCGTGTAATCCGTTCTGTACTTAACCCATTCAAACCTGTACGTATACCCTACTATGCAGTACCGTATGAGCATAACCCGTATTCACTATTCGGTATTGGCTTAGCTGAAAACATGGATGATACACAGACATTGATGAATGGTTTCATGCGTATGGCTGTAGATAACGCTGTATTGTCAGGTAACTTAATCTTTGAAGTAGATGAAACTAACCTAGTTCCGGGACAAGATATGTCTCTATATCCGGGTAAAGTGTTTAGACGACAGGGTGGTGCTCCGGGACAAGCGTTGTTTGGTACTAAGTATCCTAACGTATCTCAAGAGAACCTACAGTTGTTTGACAAAGCACGACAGCTAGCAGACGAGTCTACAGGCTTACCTTCTTTCTCTCATGGACAGACAGGTGTATCAGGAGTAGGTCGTACTAGTTCTGGTATTAGCATGTTGATGAATGCTGCTGCTGGTGGCATTAAGACTGTTATCAAGAACATTGATGACTACTTGCTAGGGCCAATGGGTAAAAGCTTCTTTCAGTTCAATATGCAGTTTAACTTTGATAAGGGACTACGTGGTGACCTAGAAGTGAAGGCCCGTGGTACTGAGTCTCTTATGGCTAATGAAGTACGTAGCCAACGCTTGTTACAGTTCCTACAAGTAGGTGCTAATCCTAACTTGGCACCTTGGATGAAGTCACAATACATCATCCGTGAGATTGCTAAGTCAATGGAGTTAGATCCTGATAAGGTTACTAACAACATGGAAGAGGCAGCGGAACAAGCTATGCTACTACAGCAGCAGCAGGCTGAAGCACAAGCAGCTGCTCCACCAGCAGGAGGTGCTCCTAATCCTTCTGATCCTACTGGGGCAGGTAATGGTAACATAGGAATGGGTCAAGTACCTACTCCGGGCGAACAAGGATTTAGTGGCAATGAACCTGCACCTACTGAACCCCCTATGCAATAACAAGCAAACATGGGAGGCATTCCAAGAATACTTGGATACTCTCATTGAACAACAGCATCGTAAGCTAGAGCAGACACCTGATGTACAGGTAATGTACCAAAGCCAAGGTGCAATTCAAACATTAAGATCCTTAAAGTATTTACGAGAGAGTGTTAACAATGAAAAGTAAGAACTATGCAGACGGTGGTTTCTTAGATGACGGTGCTAATGTAGATGGCGTATCTGGTAATGAAGTTCCAACAGGTTCTCTTGCTGCAGAAGTACGTGATGATATTCCAGCACAGCTAAGTGAAGGTGAATTTGTAGTACCTGCAGATGTTGTACGTTTTATTGGCTTAGATAAACTTATGAAGATGCGTGATCAGGCTAAGACAGGCCTAGCTCGTATGGAAGAGGAAGGACAGATTGGAGGTCAGCCTGTACCTAATATGCCGATGGATGAAGATATGGAGATGGATTCTCTTATTGAAGGCATGGACGGTGAAGACTTTGATGGTAATATGCAACGCTTTGCTGAAGGTGGTTCTGTTAGCCAACAGAGGGAGTTACCTTCCTATAAAGACTTCACTGGTAGAGAGTTCGGTAAGGCAAGGTTAATAAAATATAAAACATATGTGAATGCAGCTGGCGAAACTATTCAAGTTAAGTTTCTTAATGGTCAAGCTATGCAACCTATTCCTGAAGGGTATTACCTTAAAGGGGATACGCCAAAAGAAGAGGTAGATATAGTATCAGATGAAACCGTGGGCACCACAGATACAGGTGGTGAAAGTACGATGCAGAAGAATGACCCTAATAACCCTTGGAAAGGGATTACTGCAGAAAGTGATACAGATGCTATTAAGCAACATCACCAGATTAACTCAGATAAAGTTACCAGATATCGTAAAGATAATATTAGTGATTTAATAAACTCAGCCACTAAGCATGGGGAGGCTGACTTAGAGCATGATGATCTTAAGTATCTTAGTAGCTTGATGACAGAAGACGGCATGGAACTATACATCCGTAGATTTGAAAATCCAAAAGGTCTTGATAAGTTATTAACTAAAGGAAAGACTAAAGCACAATTAATGCAACTTGCACAGACTACTGCGGATACTATTCGTGGGCAGAAGGGGGAACCTGATCCCGGCTATACAGGTCAAACCATAGGTGAGACTCCAGATATACTAAGTAATATTAAAGATATGATGTCTGGCGGTTTGGATATGGACTCCCTAATTAAGAAGTTTGCTATACTGGGTCTAGGTATTGCAGCGGAAGTTCCTATCGGGGTTATATCACTAGTAGCGGATCACTACGGTAAAACTAAAGAAGAAGTAATAAAAAAGGTAGGTTCAGAACTAACTGAGCCAGCTGCGGCAGTCCCCCCAGTAATAGACCCAGTAATAGACCCAGTAATAGCACAGGAAGTTCCCGATAGAGATCCTAAGTTACTAGGGGAGATAACTACAGAAGACCCTCCAGTTACTCCTACATTAGCACAGGAAGTTCCCGATAGAGATCCTAAGTTACTGAATGAAATGGGTGTAGCTGCTCCCGTAACTGCAGAAGACCTTAACATCGTAGCAGATGATGTTGTTGTACGGGATTTCCTAGGTAATGTAGTTGAGGGAGGTACATCGGATAGGTATGTATCGCATGGTCTTGGGGAAGAAATTTCGGATGTAATATCTAGCGAATTATCCCCCGAAGATAAACGCATTCAAGACGAAGAGATATTTGCTGCTAAGATTAAACGGGCGGAAGCGGAGGACTTAGAGATATTCATGAGGGAAATAGCCTTAGCAGATGCTATAGCCCAAGAGGATTTAGATAACCTAGGAAAAGGGGGTGTCTTAGCTGACTTGGGTATTTCAGACAAAGAGAACTTAGAGATTGACCAAGCTAAGACTATTAAAAGGATTAGTGAAAAGCTAGGCCTATCTTATGACTTTGTTACTAGAGCTGTACAGGAAGATAAGATAGCCAAAGGTACAGAAGGTAACACAGACTTTGAACAGGTAGCACAGGGAACTGAAGACCGCCTAGCTAAGATTGAGATGATGAAGGCCCAGCAAGCAAAGGATAAAGAGGCAGCGAAGGCTTATGCAAAGAAGGTAGCAGATGATAGGGCAAGAGCATTAGCAACACAGGCATCAGCAAAAGCAGCAGCAGATAAAGCAGCAGCAGATAAAGCAGCAGCAGATAAAGCTTATGCAG